ATGAACGATCCGTTCCGAGTCGGCTTACTTGCGTCTCCAATACGGGAGATGAACGTTGTGTTAATACTAACACATTTTAATTATTTAGTCAAGTTAATATGTAAATTTGTTACATCGACCCTACAGGGCAAAAAATACCTGGAGATTTTTTTGCTCGATATTTGGAATTAAAAGTCGAATTTCGTTTCAACTAAAATTAAGAACCTCTTGACACCTTTCAACATCTTTCTTACGTACTAAATTAAATGATATAGATATTCTTTCTTCATCAGTAAAACTTGGATTCACCTCATGCTCTAACCAACAAGGAAAATACAATAACATATTTTCTTTTGGTTGAATCTTATGAGTATGGGATGAATAATTTGGTTCATAATATCTCAAGTCTGCCATAGAGTAATATACAGGTTGTTTAGGATCATAAAATACAATATCCCCAGAGTTCTCAGGAACTTTAAGATAATAGACACCCGAAAGAAAATTTATCGAATCAGAATGAGTGTGCCTCCTATTTCTATTACCTCTTTTATTAACATTTACCCAAGTACTAATGAACAAATCACCTAATTCTGGATCTTCATACTGAGGTACATTATCCTTTATAGCATCAATCAAGGGTTTATAATCAAAACAATGTCCTTGATATCCTCCAACATTTGAAAAATTCTGAGTAGGAGTAGTTAATTTAAACTTATCAACCTCTCTTCTAATTACTTCAAGATCTAAATTTAAATCAACTGACCATATAGTAGTAGGGAATAATTGATATTCCTCCATTACTTCCTCTTCTTTTTCCTAGAAGGTGCTGACTGATATCCCCACAACTTAGGACTAATAGTTCCCTTACCATAATCAATACTCTTTAACCCACTTTTAAACTTATCCCAATACATATCAAAGATTTTTGTCTTTGATCCTCTTGTTAAATCTAAAATAGTTTTATCTTCAACAACATACTTAACTACAAAAGCATCATTAGGTGCTTGTGTTGTATGAACATCTGATAGAGTACCATTTGAAACTAAAATCTCACAGGCATACTTTGTTTTAGAAGTTTCTTTCTCTTCCTTAGTCCAAGGTTCAAACTTAGCTTCTGGTTTAGGTTCTAATTTTTTTTCTTCTTTTGTTGCTACTTCTTTAGTCATGATCTACCACCCCAAGTAATATCTGGATATGCTTCAGATACAATCTCTTTTGTAATCTTATACTTATCCTCTAATCTTTTATCTTTAATAAGAATTAAAATTTCTGCCTCTCTTGGATGCAATCCTGTAAGAATATTAATGAACATAGTCTCTCTACGGAGATTACTTAATCCATTATTACCACCCTTAATAAAGTTATAAAACTTTTGAAATTCTTTTCTAATACTTGCCTTACCTTGATCCTGTGATCCAAGAGAATTAGATCCCATCTCTGCCATTTTATTAACAGAATCATTTATTTTATCAGTTAATGTTCCCGTCTGTGTTTCATCCTCTATGTTACTACCATAAGGAACTTCACCTTCAGGTAAAAGAGAAATAACAGTTTCATCAAAGTTCCATATAAAGACTGCCTTTAATGAATTATGAGCATATCTCTGCAATACTTCAATCTTCTTTGCTTTACTTCTCATCTTAGAAGCAGCATCTAAAACCTCAAATACAAAAGGGTTTGGTGGAAGATCTGGAATCTTTTGAGCAACTACTTTTGGTTTTGCCTTTACAGTAGTAGGTTTTTTTGTTGACGCTTTCTTTCTAGTCGTCGTCTTCTTCGTTGTTGTCATAATTTTCAAATCTAAATGCTACAATTTCATCAGGGAGAACATTACCATTAGAATCAAACATCTCTGGATGTACTTTAATATCATGATAGTTCATAAAGTACTCTCTGGCAACCCATCCACCAATTAATCCTACTATAAGAAATAGTATTGTTAGAAAAGATCCATAAACTAAACTTATTGCTAACATTTGTCTACCTCCTATGGTGAGTGTTTTTATATGTGATGGTTTGGTTTTCTTTTTGCCTCCCGTTAAGATAAATTCAAACCCACGATCAATATTATAATCTGGTTTATTTATACCGCCCTCAGACGATTTGGTTTTCTTTGAGGTATTGAACAGTTTCAGTACACCCTCCAAGTTTTTTTCTTTCCCCTGAGTCATCACAAACTATTTGTGGAAATGTTGATCCTTGACCAAACTCAGCATAGAAATCTTCCCTACTAAAGTTATCCTCTAAATTATACACGACATGATTCTGTTTTGTCAATGCCATTACTTCTTTTATCTTCTCACAATATGGGCAACCTTCTCTACTATAAATCGTAAAGTTCATTTCTCGATATTATTTAAAAAATTATTTAGTAACTATTATAACACAATTAACCCAACATCTGAGAAGTAAAGTATGAATGTATCTGGACTTCCTTACTTGTCTTTAAATTATCAGTTGCTGTAGTTTGAGTAACATAATTATCTACTGCAGATTCTGTAGGTAAGGCAGTTGCAGAAGGTGCATTAACATCAATAGATGCAGAAATAGTATTTCCTAAAACCTTATCTCTTGTAAGAACATCTATAGAGTTTATACTAATAGTATCACTTTGATTTGGGAACTCTAAACCATGAGTTAAATTCCACTTATCATTACTCGATTTCCAAAGAATCTCCTTGTCCGTATTCCCTTTAAGTTGTATTCCTCCATTATTAACAGCAGAATCACTATTAGAAAGATATCCAAGTTCTATTTTAGGTCCTTCCATTCTTATAGAAGTGCTTTCAATACTAAGATTAGAACCATTTACTAAAAGACTTCCAGTAATATCTACATCAGAAGCAAAATAAGATTTAGTAGTAGCATTAATACCCAATCCAACATTTAGATGACCATCTAGATTAATACCACTACCAACAACATCTAATTGACCTGTTATTCTAGTATTGCCAAGTACATCTAACCTTTTACTATTAGCATGATCAGCAGTTCTACCAATACCTAAGTTACCATCAATCCTAGAGTTGCCGAGAACAATAAAGTCATCACTTGTAGGTAGTCCACTTACTGCATAATATAATTTACCATGACAAAGAAATGTTACCTTAGAATTAAAATTTGAGAATCCAACTAAAGATTGACCAGCACCTAATTTTACATCAGGTCTAGTATATGTTTGACCTGGTCCTATTTGAAAACCAAAGTCCAAATATTCAGTACTATCAAAAGAGTTTATATCACCATTTGCAAGACCTAATTTTACAGTTGCTGGATCAGGTCCTAAATTACAAATAGATACTGTTACTAATGATTCAGATCCTACAGGTGCAGTAAACAATGCTTGTTTCGTTGGATCAACTGATAGAGTATGACTTAATACACCTGATCTTACAGGGTTTATAATATCATTAGTCGTTTGTCCATAATATAAAAAGTTTACATCAGGCTCAGTTGATCTTACAAGTAGCTCCTGTCCTGCACCAATAAATATATTCTCAGTCTCTATTACTTCCCCATACTTAATATATCTATTATACTCAAAATATCTTACATCATTTCCATCTCTATACCCAATCTGTATTCTAGATGGATTATAATTTTTACTACCAACAGTTATCTTACCAACTGTTAGTTTATTAGCAGGTCCCTGATAAAGGTTGGTAACTGGACCAGGAGATGGTATAATAGAATTTAGTAAACCAAATGCCATTTATCGCAACCGAATACAATTTTAAATATTTATAATGATTATATTAACAGGAGCAAAAGGATTCATAGGTCAAAACTTTCTCAAGTATTTGATAGAACATTCTAATGAAGAAATAGTTACAGTAGATGAAAAAGATTGTTGGGATTGGATAGCATACTTTAAAGACTGGGATAAAGTATCTCTCATATTACATCAGGGAGCGATCTCAGACACAACAGAAAGAGATATAGATAAACTTCATAGAATGAATGTTTGGTTCAGTATAGAGTTGTTTGAGAAGGCAATAGAGCATCAAATAGATGTTAAGTTTGCATCATCTGCATCAGTGTATGGTAATACAAGAAAAAGTTTATTTGCAACTACTCCCAATCAAATATCACCATTAAATTACTACGCAATTACTAAGTTGCAAATGGATTATTATATTCAAGACAACTTAGATAAGTTCTCATCCATTCAAAGTTTTAGATACTTTAATGTATATGGACAAGG